AAGCTCTATGCCTTGGTGCTACTCAACTTCTCTTCTCAATATCGAGTCCCGCCGGACATAGCTATTTTTGAGCGTCATAAATACGAAACATATAACAAGCTTACCTTCGATCCTGCGCCACCAAGCACGCCGCAGATTACTGATGGCATGGAAGATTGCCGGAAAGAAATTATCGAGATGTTGCGAGAATTGGCATGGATAAAACGAGTGCAGAGATCAAGCCAAATATATCAAGAAAAGGCAGGGATATAATATGAACCAAAAACAGATCAAGAAAACTTTGGAATCGCTGGACTTCCTCATCCTAGCTATTAAATCGACTGGCGGTTATAAATACCGGGAAAAGCTACACTTATCAGAAGTAGAGATTAATAAATATATAGCATGCTCAGAGCAGGATTTAAAGAAGCTGGTCATCTCTTTACTCACTGCTGAAGAGATGTTGCAGGAGCCGGGGTATTGGGACAGGGAGCCGCGGTGGGAGGAATATCAGGAGAGAAGGAAAGAGGCGCTGGAGGCGGTTAAGTCATGAAACGCAAACTCGATTTGTCAAGAAAAGTATGCCATGTATGTGGCGCCAAGCTGAATAGGGACTATAATCATGAATTGGAATGGTGCAGTAATAATCAATGTATGTTATATAGCGTCAAGTTTTCGATACCGTATATTGTTAAACCAAAGTTATTAGCGACAATGAAGGCAGGAGAAATGACAAACAAATTTAGTTTTAATATACAAGTGCGCTGTGGAAAGAAAACCAAGCCAAAAGTAATGGTAACATATATTGGTTCGGGGATACAAACAATGCGAATTGGAAGCCAGATATATAGCAAAGAATATCTTGCAAAATGGATTAAAAATACTGTGTTGACGGCGGTTCGAAATGGGGCCAAACGATGAGTATACGGAAGTGGAGAAATGAGAAAAGATAGACAAGGTTTATTATTTCCAAAACCTAAAAACTATCATTTACAATTTCTAAATGGTCGACCGGCGGGCATGTATTCCTTAAAGCGGTTTTGTTTTGAATATGTTAGAGCAAATCCTTGTTGCCTGAGCTATTACGATTACGACTATTATGAGATCAATAAAAAGATGGTTTATATAACCTTTGGCCAAGCAGTAAGGGAAAAAATATATTTGCAAAAAAAATTAATGGAATTATATACGAGCGGTTTGAATAAAATGCGTCCTGCTTGGATGAAACAAAGGGAATATTATAAAAATCTGTTGCGAGACATTAGGGATGGTAAGCGATTAGATCAAGATGAAGAATAAGGAGGCACAACATTAATATTTCAGAGGCAATCGAAGCTATCATAGCCAAACAGAAAGTTACTCCAGAATATCTATTGGACACGATGTTATATAAAACTGAGATAGCTGACGTTCTACAGAAGTTGCTCGATACCGGTGGAATCGGTACAGAATATATGGAGGCGGAAGATGAAAGAGATTAAGTTTAGGGCGTGGGATGAAGAACTGCATACATTTTTCTATTTCACATTAAAAGAATTGTGGGTAGAAGGTTGCGAAACACAATTAGCCGAACTGAGCGATTCAAAGCATCTTAGCCTAAATACAGATTTTCCCTATAAGAATATTAAACAATACACTGGCCTTAAGGACAAGAACGGCAAGGAGATATATGAAGGGGATATTATTAAATCGGTATCTCATATGGTTGCGCTTATGACTGGTCGTCGAACCGGAAATATCAAAACATTTATATATTCAGTAGTTTATGATTCGGCAGATTTAGTTTGGTATGTAGTCGAAAAAAATGGGAATAGGTCAAGAGCTAAATATTATTTACAGAATAACACTGTTGAAATCATCGGCAATGTATATGAGAATCCTGAGCTGATGGAGGCGGAAGATGATAATGAATGTCCGGAATGTGATGGGAATGGTTTTTTCTGCGATGAACCATGTATTCCCAATCCAGGGCAATGTATCAATTGCAAGGATACATCATCAAAAAGGATCTGCCCTGTCTGTAAAGGTACTGGCTTAAAGAAGGGGGTGGAGAAATGACAACACAAATGGAATTGCGAAGGTTAGGTTTATCACGGCGAGAAGCACGAGCAATACGACATACTGCAGAAATGTATGCAAAGGCAATGAGCCGTGAATGTGGTAGAAATGATCCAGGATGGCGGAAGAAACTAATTGGAAATAGATCGAATAAAAGAGGATGAAGATGAGCGATGAATATGGGCCGGTCGACTTGACTGAATTGGAGCCGGATAAATTACGGAGTGAAGACATATTAGAGCTTGAAAAGCGCAGGGCTAAGTTGGAACAGTGCAGGGATGAAAACGGAAGAGTGGCAGAGAAGTTGTTAGTTCAGGTAAATGAAGCTGGATTGGAGCCGGATAGGCTGGAAAAAGTAAGACGTGTTATCGCTGAGAACTTTGGAGATACTGGGGCTATTGAACCTAATGATATCCATGAACTTATGGATGAGCTCGAAGAGTGCAAGACTGAGAATAAAGAACTATGGGCGGTCTTCAATCTTCAACAAACACGTTTAAAAAAGGCTCAGCGGATGTGGCGAAGGGCAACGGGCAGACATAATACTTTACCGGATCTAGGAGAGTTGCTTGATTGGTTGATGGCTGAAAACGATAAAATGAAATGGTTGAAACATTTATGGCGTCAGGAATTGGCTGAAGTAAAAAAACAAAAGAATCATAGAAAATGGGCTTTGCAGGAATTATATATGATGCGAAGCGTAGCCGATCAATGCGATGAAGATAAGCATGGAATAGTCCATGGCTGAACTATTCAGGCTTACAATCCTTGAGCAGGTTGAGCTTGCAACTCCCTATATATTCAGTGCTGTTGTATTTGCTCTCTTCACATGGTTGATGTGTTATATAACTGAGATCCGAGTCAACCGACGGTGGCTGCATGATCCGGCCAACATGGAACGTACAGTCCAGGATCATATAAAACAGCGAGAAGATAAGATAAAGGAGGTGGAGAAGGAACGGGATGCGCTAAAGGCTGAGAATATCAGAATGGCAGCGATTATCCGGGGAATACAGAATAGAGTATTGGTTGAAGGTAAGCCAGTAATAGAGAAAGAGACATGATAGAAATACTACATTTAGCTGAAATATTGGTGCTCTTAATATTGGTAGTATTAATAATTATGCGGATTTGGGGGAAGTTATGAAAAGAGAAGAGGCAATAAAAGAAGCACAGGATTGGTTGTATCATACCAAAAACTGCAATGTTTATGTTATGGCCAGAATAATTGTTAAACAATTATTAACGGCGTTAGAAGTACCATAGGAAGATGCATGAAACAGAAGTTTATCGTTTATTATAGTTATGTTAAATTGGGCAATACAACCGTGAAAGCTTTTTCTCCAGCTGAAGCAAAATATATTGTCAAAAAGCGTTTAAAAGGAAGTAGATTGCTTGAGCCAAAGATCGATAAAGTGATGTCTGAGGCAGAGGAAACGGCTATTATGGAAAACAGGGATAATCCGACAACATGGTAATTGAGAAATCGGAAACTGAGATACAGCGAGAAATATTAGACTACTTAAAATTACGGAATATACCAGTCAATCGGAATAATGCAGGCAAAATAAAAATAGGCAGCAGATATATAAATCTCGGAAAGTCGGGATGGCCAGATATCATAGCAGTCCATAAAGGCTTTTTAGGAATTGAAGTGAAGAAGCCGGGGGAAGATTTAAGCGATAAACAAAAAGAAGTGAAACAAAATATTGAGCGGGCAGGCGGAATGGTGATAAAGATTTCGTCAATTGAAGAGCTGGCCAAGAGGCTCTTGACACTTTAATCATAATCGTATAATATAGTTGTATAGCGTCGTATTGGAGAAAATTGAAGAATGGCGAAACAGCCAATCAAAGAAAAACTACGGATTAATTTAAGAGAAAAGTATCGGCAATCCTTATTCCTGGATTGGTGGGACAAGGACCTTTCTGCGCAACAACGATTCTGTGATTCAAATTATAATCTTATCATGTGCTTTGGTGGCGCTCCCGTAATAGAAAGCTATGATAAAGGCAAAACCTGGGACTATTATAAAGGCAATCGAAGATGGCCAATAAAAGAATATGAATATTTTCAATATGGCTTGGATTCAATTGCTATTCATAACGGTAAAGAGTTCAGACGTTCAGAAAATAACGGAATAACCTGGGGGCCAAGACAACAAATACCTTCAATAAGCGATGAGCATTATTCACAAATAGGTAGATGGAATTTTTGTACTACAACAGTAACAAGCAGAGGACGGATTCTTATAGCTGGCGATTATTCTCTTGGCCGTCCTGATATAGACCCCGATGTATTGTGTGTTGTGAGCAGCGGTGATTGGGGTGAAAGCTGGCAATTCAGCCGGTTGTTCTGCCCTGCCGATCCATTACCGAAAGCACCGGAAGGATTTGGCGAGCCAGTTATTGTAGAAATGCCTAACAATACCCTGTGGATGGTATTCAGGTCTTGCTATGGGGAACTGTGGCAGTGTATCTCTCAAGACGACGGATTAACTTGGGGAACACCGACACCAACTGGATTAGCTTCACCAATATCTAACTGTTATGCGAAACGGATCCCTGATTCCCGGGCAATAGTATTATGCTGGAACCTCGTTAAGCCAGGGACAGCTATGGACTTCAGGGGGCCTGGCAGTGTTTATGGGCCAAGAACAAACCTGGTGTTTGCGGTGAGTCAGGATAATTGTAGAACATGGACGTGTCCTGTGGTAGTTGAAGAGCAGGGTGGGGAATATCCAGCAATCCATTTCACTAAAGAAGATATGTTCATAATGTATCAATCTAGTCCAGATGAAGATTATCATTCATGGGCTGATCGTGGATTGACCTTGGTGCGATATGACCGGAAAGAAGTTGAAGCTTTACCGGCATGGACACTTGAAACCATTCAACCATATATCGACGAGGGGTTAGTTGCCAACTGGTTGGCATTGAATATTAGACGGGCAAATAGAGAAATGTATGATTAAGAATAATTCGTCGTTGACGAAATAAAATAAATAACTGGGAGGTAAGTAATGAAACAATTACTTGCGGTTTTAATGGTATTGGCTTTGATAGCCGGTACATCGTTTGCGGTAGACATCGGGGGTAGTACTGCTGCATCAGGAATGAGGGGTGAGAAGTATCAAAAGATATGTATTGACCAAGAGGTTGATATTGACATCGATGCTTTTCATATCGATCTGGACGGTGGCTATGACATCGATCTGGAGCTTGATGAGAAGGTATGGGACTATGGCCTCGGTGCATCTTATACTTTAGCGTACTTCACGTTCGGTTCGATTATAAGCGGCGAGAAGGACTTGGAACTGAATGAAAATAAAAGTTATGTTGATTTTGTTTATGAGACTATAGGATTTAATGTAACCACTTTATTTTCATTTGATGAAGAGAAAGACAGTTTTCAGGGCGCCGAGTTTTCCGCTTTCGGTAGTTACGGGCCAGCCGAGATAACATTGGGTTATTTATTCACCGACGATGGCGCAGAAGTATCGGGCGATGCTCCTGATGAACCGCTTAATGGCGGCTTCTATGCCAAAGCAAAGTTAAGCTATTAGGAGGATGATATGAAAAAACTATTTATTCTTTTAATAGTGCTGGTCTTAATGACCGGCATGGCGTTTGCGGCTGGTCAAGAAGAGACAGATAGCTATGAATTGAGCTACGAAGTCTCTGGCGATGAGCATTTCTTTGAAGATATCGGCAGGCCCGATGGTTGGAAAGGCAAAGTTCGGGAATGGCAGATTGAATCATATATGCAAGCCAATCCTAACGTTAATATCACATTAATCATTAGAGATGTTTCTCAGGGAAGTATGACTCTTGACTCTCTCATGGCTGCTGGTAAACCACCGGATTTGTGCATGGATGCATCTTGGCTGTTTGCTAAATACCTGGTTCCTGAATTTGCACTACCGCTTGAAAAATACATGGATTTGAGCAAATTCCAGGAAGAACTGCTTGTCATGTATACCAGGGATAGCCATGTTTATGCGATTCCTCAAAACAATGTTACAATCGGGTTTGCAGTCAACTTAGACATGCTTGACAAGATTGGATATGCACTTCCCGCACAACCGGAATGGGTATGGGATGAGTTCGATCGACTATCTGAAAAGCTTAAGAGTAATGGGATTAATTCAACCGTTATAATGACACAGGCAGGATTGTTCAGTTGGAACCAGATGTGGGCTCAAAGTGCTGGCGGTACGATGTTCGAGAATAACGATTATTCAAAGGTTACTATGAATACGCCGGAATACGCAGAAGGGCTTAGATATATGAAGAGCCTGGTGGATAGGGGCTATACTGATCCTCGTCCCAATGAGTGTAATGATGATACAGGGATTGAGACTTTTGCAGCTGGTAAAATATTTGGTTGTACTCTTCAGACAGGTCATGTTTCCGGGTGGGTTCCGCAGATGCTTAAATCAGGAGCGCTTGAGAAAGAATTTAAATATACATTCCTTGAGGTTCCACATTCACCAAAAGTTGAACATGCAGCTATAGATGGTTATCACTCTATTGTGATTGCGCATAATTCTGAGGATGAAGGCAGGAATAAAGTTGTTGCTAACTTTGTAAAGTTTATCTTCAGTGATAAGTGGTTGCAAATTGATTCATGTCAAGGGACTGTTCCTACAGTTAAAGGGTTCGTACCGAAGGCAGGTCTTGGGGCAACTCCACCTAATTTGGAGATGTTGAAACTTGCTCAAAGTGCGCCGCCTCTGGATACTGGCCGATTACTCCCGCAACGCAGAGCTATTTATCGAGCTTGGACACCATTTGTTCAGGATTTCATGAATGGCAAGATAAGCGCAGAAGATCTATTGGATAAGCTGGAGAATGAAGCTAACAAGCTATTGACTGAATAAAAAATAAAGGGCTGGGGAAACCTGGCCCTTATTAAACGGGGGATATCATGGAAGATTTAATCAAATGGGCGACTGAACAATTAATTCAATTTAAAGAGATAACACCAGAGTTGATGATTAAGCTTATTGAGTATTATGCTTATCGGCTTACTGTTATGAAAGCATGGGGTATGGTTTTTATTGTGGTCAGCGGGCTTTTTATAGGAGGTACTGCAATATGGCATCTTGCGGATGAATATTTAGATTGGGACGATGGCCCAGTATTCTTTTATTTTGTATTTGGCATTGGATTGCTTATTGGCATTGGATTGCTTATTGAGGTTCAGATACAACAAAAAGCCATTGAACTCGTACCTGAAATATATGTGCTGAAACAGTTAATGCCATGAAACTTAAAGCCGCATTGCTGTTATTAGCACCTGCGATCATTATGTATCTATTCTCATTCGTATGGCCGATCTTAATGGTAGTGCAACTTTCTCTTTTAGATACAAACTATGTATCGTCAAGTTTTGTAGGGCTGAAGAATTTTGCAGAAGCTTTTCAGGACTCTTACTTTATCAAATCATTTTTTAATGCCTTTATATATGTGATCTTTATCGTACCGCTTACAATATTTATAGCGTGTACTATCTCTATATTTTTGATGGACTTCAGCAAACGGGTTCAGTCAATCAGCCGATTTGTTATTTATCTGCCATCTCTCGCTTCCGGTTATATTATTAGCTTGTTGTGGAAATGGTTTTTATTGAGAGAGGGGTTGGTTAATTACGTGCTGTCATGGGTAGGGATAGAACCTATCTCATGGCTATTTGTTCCATGGGCTGCCAGGGGAGCGCTGTCAGGGATTGAGGTTATCTCAAGTATCGGATTCATGGTGATACTAATGTCTGCCTCATTACAAACAGTACCACAGGACTTGCATGATGCAGCAGTGATAGATGGCGCTACGGAAAGACAGTTTAAAAGATATATTGTTTTACCATGGTTAGTGCCTACGCTTCTGTTAGCTTCTATGCTGATGGTTATTGGAGTGATGAAGATATGGAGTACAATCTATATTCTCACACCAGAAGGCGGGCCTGGTGGCGCAACAGTTTCACCCGTATACGAGGTTTTCCTAACAGCGTTCCACATGGGACGGCATGGATACGGTGCAGCAAAAGGTATACTTTTGCTGGTTGTTATAGCTGCTATCATTGCGGTTAAACAGCGATTAGAGAAGAAGGCAAGGGAATGAAGATAGCAAGATTCATTCTACTATTCATCATATTCGCTATTCTTCTCATGCCTATCTTCCTAATGGTATCGAATAGTTTTACGCCGGTAAAGGCATTTCTTTCAAGACCGCCAAGATTCTTACCGAAGAATTTAACACTAAAGAATTATAAACAAGCACTTTCTATGAGATATGTGCCGCGGTGGATTCTCAATACATTCATGATTGTAGGAATAATAGTTACTTGCGGTGTGTTGGTGAATGGCATGGCTGGTTATGTATTTGCATATGGCCGATTCCGCTGGATAAAAACAGTATTTACTTTAATGATATTACCGCTATTCTGTACATCTTATGTGATGATAATTCCTCGATTCGTTATTGTGAATAAACTAAAATTGTCTGGAACTATGGCAGTGATACTTACAGGTATTTATTGGCCTATGGGTATCTTTATATTTCGTAACTATTTTAGAACAGTACCAAGAAGTTTTATTGAAAGCGCAAGACTTGACGGCGCTAACGAATGGCAGATTTTTGCAAAGATAGTATTGCCGATTTGTAAACCGATTGTAGGAACCGCTATTGTATTCCTGGGCATGGGGATTTTAGGGGATTGGGTGTGGCAATTATTATGCCTTACAGCTAAACATACACAAACATTTCTTGTCGGTATGATGCAAAGTACACTGGAAGAGTTTATTGTGAAGAATATTGGATATAACTTAGCGGTCGGTACTCTATTGTTTATTCCATATATAGTGATATTCTCATTTTCAAGTCGGTATTATATAAAAGGATTAACAGGAGGAGCTTTAAAATGAAAGAGAATGAATATCAGTTATTAATTGATAAGCTGTGGATTGATCAGTTGTGTTGTGGAATTAGTGCGTTCAAGATCACAGATAAGGGAATATGTAGGATTCCCCCGGATCAGCTAGGCTGTCCTGCAGACAGTCAGTTATATGAAGATATTATCGAAACAAAAATTGAGAAGAAGGAAAAACCATGAAAACAATAGCGGTTATTTTAGCCAGAGGCGGATCGAAACGCTTACCTCGTAAAAACACAAAGTTTTTTTGTGGTAGACCACTTGTTGCTTGGACTATTATTCAATCAAGAGCTTGTGAGCTCATAGATGAAACTTACGTTACAACGGATGACGAACAGATAGCGGAGATCTCTGAACAATATGGTGCAAAAGTATTAATGAGAGAAGATTCCAGGGAATCTGCCGATCAGACGGTTGGTTCTGCGCCGCTTTCATTCGCAATAGAAAGAATCATGAAGGAAAGGGAATTCGATTCTGTATTATCTATATTACCAACAAGTCCACTCGTAAGAGTTAATGATTATAAAAGATTAATTCAAAAGTTTGAGATAATGAAAGGGTACAAACTCGTTAATGAACGACGATTTTTTGCAACTGATTCACTATCCATGTATGCGCCCATGAAAGATGTTTTTATTTTTAAACGTATTGATCATGAGAGATGTGTTGCAACCATTATGGATAAGACTTTCTCATATTTGGCTAAGTGTGGCGGAACTGCTATTTCAAGTAAAGACAGCCTTCTTAAGCGTAAAATAGATTGGGATAATGAGAAAACATGGCGTGATCCAGTTATATTTAAATTAAGTAAAGAATCATATTATTACATTCTTGGCAAATGGTGGCAGACCTTTGAGATAGACTTCCAGTCTGACTTTGATATATGTGAGTATTTTTTTGATAAGTATTTGCTGGCCGATTGGGAGAATATATATAAGGGGTTGAAGCGGTGAATGAAGAAAGCATAATTGCTGCTAAAAAAGATACTTTCAGAAAACAGTGGATGAATGCCAATGTTCCAATGGAAGCTAGGAACGCATTTGAGAATTACTGCTATCTCAAGGATCATAAAGAGCTGTGCATTCCTTTATACAAAGACACACTCAAAATACCAAAGCCTGCCATAGTTCTGGGTTCCGGCTCTTCACTTGGAACGGTGGTTGACATTCTCAAAGATTGGCAAGGTGCTATATTCTGTTCTTCTTCACAGGTAAAGTTATTGATGAAGCATGATTGTATTCCAGATTATATTGCTGGTATCGATCCAAGGTATGACGCTAAAGAATGGGATTTTGATAAAAATAAATTATTTGAAAAAGCAGTTTATATTAATGCACCGACAACACCGCATGAAATTACAAGATTGTACAAAGGTGAACAACGCTGGTTCTTTGTCTGGGATTCAACACAGACATGGTACAAGCAAGTCTTTTTCGGTGTATTCCCCTGGATAGAAGATTATATTTTACCTTTCACTTCAAGTGCTGCCGGTCTTTTAGCGATTGCTCATTCACTCAACTATGCGCCTCTCTATCTTATCGGTATGGATTTTGCTGGAGACAGAATAAAAGATGGGCGAGCGAGTTATGGGAAAGGAACGTTAAAACGAACATATCATGGATTTGAGACTGATGATAACCATTTATGGAGTTGGCGAGGATTGGTTTGCACGATACGAGTTAGCATAGCACAACGGTATGGTAATTCATGGCATATTTTCAATTGTTCAAAGAAGTCAACACTTATTGATGATCTACCCTATAAAGATTTGCGCAAGATGATTCTACGCGGAAAGACAAAGGCAATAACGCGCTGGACAAAAAATAAAATGATTCGACGACTAGATAAAACTTTGGCACGGTTCAATACTTATATTTTTGAAATACATAATGGTGAATTATATGGATCACGTATTCATATCTGCGAAACACCACAAGACTTGTTAGGAATATTCGAGCGCGTCAATACGGTTTTGCAAAGAAGGATAGAAGAGCATTACAAAACACCAATAGAAGGGCGGCGAAAAGGTTTCGATCCTTCTAAAATAACATTAATCGATATACCAAAAAGAATGGAATATTACAGAAAATTACACGAGGAAAATAATGAAAAAAACTAAGATAGTTATTGATTCATGGGTCAATAGGGGCTTTATTAAAGAAATTCAGAATGCTTTCAAGAACTATGCGTTGATAGAAAAACTACGCAGAGAGAAAAAGATAATTCCTATGCAGGATGTTCATCATACAAAAAAAGGAAGAGCCGTTGTCTTGGGCTCCGGTTCTTCTTTGGATGATATGATACCACTGCTTAAAAAATGGAAAGGCGCTATTTTCTGTGCTTCTTCACAAATCGATACGCTTATCTATCATGGGATTGATCCAGACTATATGGTCCATATCGAGCCATTTACAGACATTGAGATGAGAGCAACGCCGGAACTTTCTGTGCCTAAAGACAAACGATGGGGGAAAACAGTTCTGGTCGGCCATCCGAGCATGGCGCATGATTATTTAAAGCAATGGAGTTCTGAAGCGAAGAATCCCTCTATAATATTCAGATTGTTTGTTGTTTCGCTTGATTGGTATACTAGGATTTTATATTATGCCTATCCCTGGATAGAGAGTATTGTGATTCCATTTATGACTGTTGTCCCTGCTGCTATATCTGTAGCATGTACTATGGGTTATGACCCTATATATTTGGCCGGCGTAGATCAGGGCGGTGTTAGATTTGTAAAGTATTATTACAAGAATGGCAAATGGCATAAAGATAAATCTACAGGGTTACGCAAGGAGGACCAAATAAAAACAAAAGCCGGTGTGATTATTCCATGTAGTCTTTTACACATGAAGAAAGGACCGATACTGGAAATATTTGGCGATTTATACCAGGGACGAGTAAAAAGCATATTCAATCTTGCGCCGTCAACAAAAAGCTGTGTAACAGAAATCCCTTACTGTAATCCTGATCGGCCCATGAATAATGATGATCCGATGTACACAGATAAAATAAAAGATGAAGTATTAAGGAACACAGAACTTTATCTTGCTTTTGCTGATGTTTATCTTATTCCAGGAAATAACGGATTGGGGAAAGGTTATACAAACGTTAGAGCCGCAACCATGAAAGAACTTGCAACAAAAGTAGATGCCAAGAATAAAGAAATATTTCAAAGTAAAATGTATTACGAAAAGATTATAAAAGATAATAAAATGTCTCTGAAAGAAATGGCGGATACAGGGAGAATACCAGATGATGGGCAGGCGGAGGCTGCACGGAATATGGATGTAAATGCAATTACATTTGTCGATAAAGAAAAGTATATGAAAGAAGCAAGGCGAATCAAAAAGCTGGCAGACGAGAAATATAAGGAATTGATTCCTATTAGGAATTCTAGATGGGACGAGTTTCTGTTATAAAATCACATAAAAACAAAAAAGCAATCGAAACTGCTGTATTGCGTGGTGTTTCATTACGTAGTATTGCGGAAAAGTACGGATTTAGTGAAGCCGCATTACGTCGATATCGTGATAAATATATGCCCAAACAATTAATAAAGGCGCAAGAGAAGGATCTTGAATTAAGCGCTGACAATCTGCAAGAAACAGTTCGGGCCCTATTCAAGAAAGCACAGAATTATCTATCTGCTGCGGAAGCTGATCTGATTGATCCTGAAACTGGAAAAGTAACTTGGTTGCCTCATGCAAGTGAAGTGGAAGTATTATATTATAAACAGGTAGGCGATAAACAAGCAAGGAAGAAAGAGAATCTACAGATATTGATTAATCGAGTAATGGAACAAGATGGTAGCAAGCTCGAATCATTTATGTACAAACATGCTGATGCACGCAGGGAGGCGGCACGATACCTCGACGTAAGCTTGAAGACTGTTGAAACTCTTGCTAAACTAATGGGAGAGATGGATACCGGTGATACAACGGTAACTATCAATAATACGATTGTGGATATTACGGAAATTATCCTTAAAGCAACAAAAGGCTATCCGAAGATAAGGAAAAAAATTGTTGAACGGATCAAACGTCTTGAAGGGTCTGGCACTATCGATTGAAGAAAGGATATATGCTGAAGACCCTGCTTATTGGATGGAATGTATTATCGGAGTAAAGCCGGATCCGTGGCAAAAGAAAGTTCTTGAATCGAATGAGTTAGAAATACTTTTAAATAATTGTCGCCAATCGGGTAAAACAGAAACAGCCGCAGTAAAGGCGGGACATACTGCACGATACAAAGAAGGAACATTAGCTATTGTTGTTTCGGCAACACAACGGCAAGCAGGGATATTGCAGCGCCGTGTAACACGGTTTTTGGGTATGGCAAATGATGATTGGCAGAAATTATCTTCACATTGGGTGAATGAATATAATGAATATGAAGATAAATTTAAAATTGTTCAACGTAGTGTTCTATCTCTTGAATTGGCAAACAGTAGCCGTGTTGTTTCTGTGCCGGCTTCCCCGGATACTGTAAGAGGATATTCACCTGATTTGATTATTATTGACGAAGCAGCTTTTGTTGGTGACGCCGTTTATTCTGCAATACGACCTATGCGGGCGGCCAAACCTGTGCAACTTGTTGTTATGAGTACACCGAAAGGAAAGATGGGATTCTTTTATGAAGAATGGATTTCGGATGATCCTGTATGGCTGAGAATCAAAGTTTCTGCTGATGATTGTCCACGGATTAATAAAGACTTTTTGAAACGAGAGAAAGAGAAGCTTGGAAAAGACTTTTTCGAGAGAGAATATTATAATAGATTCTTAGAGATGGAAGGTGCTATATTTAATCAAGAGCTGATTGATTCTCTTTTTATGTTACGGGAACCAGAAGAAGAAATAGCAAGGATACATAAGGCTGATAAAATAATGATCGATCCAGGCGGATTGGAAGGATGGAGATAAATGGATTTAACACCAAGAAAAGAAGGGTTGAAGACGCAAGATGGATTGACACCGAGAATTGACCAATATTTCATAGGACTTGACATAGGTAGAGTACGGGATTATTCAGCTCTTGCCATGATAGCAAGATTTTATTCTATGCCACCAGACAGGGATCTGAATAACATGCAACAAATGTATATGGTAACTGATTTAGTTCGCTTTCCGATAGAAACACCCTATGCAGAAGTAGAGGAAGCGGTTTCAATAATGTGGAATAGACCCAGGGTATCTGCAAAAAGAAGAATTGCAGTAATAGATCAAACCGGTGTAGGCGATCCTGTTGTGCAGAATATCCGTAGGATTCATAAAGTAAAAACTATTGGGATAAATATAACAGGCGGGAATACAGTAACTCAGAGCGATGAACGGACATATAATGTACCGAAGGCAACGCTGGTGACTAACTTAATTTCCGTAGCACAAAGACAAAGATTGAAGATTCACCCAGATGTAAAAGGTGCAAAATTGTTTAAAGAAGAGTTGGCGAAATTTGGGTATCATATCGATCGGAATACTGGGAATATTCAGTATGAAGCACTCGAAGCAGCAACTCATGACGATTTGATTATTGCTGTGAGTTTGCCGCTCTGGTTTGCAGAAGCGGTCGCTCGGGGTTCTTTGACTGGCAGAGTTCGGCAGCCCGAGATTCAGGAGGCACATGACCCTTGGGAAAAAACTTAAAAAAAGTGCTTGACAGAGACCGCTGTAATAGGTGGCCTTTTTATTTCCCTCTTGACAACCTCTTTATTTTAGTGTAACATCTATTTAGTTCTTTTTATCGGAGGTTTATATGAGCGCATTGAATGATTGTCAGAGAATTGTAGACGGCAAGGTATTTGCTGAAAAGCAGATCACCAGGATATTCGCTTTGGCTATCCTGGAGCTTGAGGCACTGGCCAATAAGCCGAAAGCAAAGCCGAAAGCAAAGCCGAAAGCAAAGAAGGCACTGTAATGAGAGAGAAATTAAATTATTACGAGTGTGTTATGAATTGTGATATTATCTTTAAAAGTCGGGCAACACGGCCGGAAGAGATGGATAACATTTACGAGCCACCGATTAAGTATCGGACAAAGCGATTTTACCCAGCCGATCCTTATAAAAACCGGCAAGCTGATATTCTCGGATTGAGAGATGGACGGGAGCTTGAGCGATCATTTACAGAAAGGTTCGAGAAGAAAGTTAGCCGTCACCAACTCGACAAAGACGGCACACCAATGTCCGGTAGACGAGAATTAAAGCCAAAGTGGACAAAGATCAAGTTTGTCAAACTAGATCCTGAAGATGTCACCGAAAGCATACGAGCAAAAGTTTTAGTCCTACCTATGCGAGAAATTGATTTAAAACCTATCAAAACGAATGAAGGCACGGATACCACGGCGCCTGCAAAACCAAGAGTTTATAAGAGGAAAAGGGTATCCAGTGCCAAAAAAGTTGGAGCGCAAGCTTAAACTACAAGCCAAGAAAAAGTTCGGTAGTACTACCAGCCTAAGAGCCCGTAAGTATATTTACGGAACTTTACAAAAGAAAACATCCTGGAAACCCTCAAAAAAGAAGAAGAAAACATAATGGAAATTATTGTACGTCGAGGTGAACACAACGAAGGAATCCGAAAGGAATATACAGAGGAAAACCGTGAATACAGAAATAAGTTCCATGAAACACAGGAAGAATTTGAAAGAGCGGATATTAAAGACCTGGCAGTACGGCGTCGGTTCGCTATCAAGAAATCAAGGTTCCAGGATAAATCGCCTAAAAGTATAGCTGAGGCTGCCGCTTACCGGGATCTAATGGAGAAGGAAATCAATGGCTAAAAAGAAATCAAAGGGTGGTGTTGCAGAATATAAGAAAGGAATGTCGGGACGTAAGATTAGAAGTAAAGGCAAGGGGCGTGGATTGGGACGTGGCAAAGGCTCCGGCCCCCGAGGGAAACCGAATGGCTGATCAAAAAGCTACAGATTTGCTTGAAGAATTCGGCCAGCTCAAACAGCGCCGGAATAACTGGGAGGGTGTTTGGACTGAGATTCAGGAGAATGTAATACCCCGACGTACAGGATTTGAGACACCTAAACCGCAAAGAGGTAAACGACACGATAGCCAGGTATATGATGGTTCTGCTCTTGGCGCTCTTACTCTTATGGCACAGGGATTCCAGGGTTATCAGTTATCGCCTTCCTATCGATGGGCGAAAGTTAAAAGTACTTTTGAACCTCTTATGAAAATGAGAGATGTGCGATTATGGTTAACAAAAGTTGGAGATATACTTTTTTCACTTCTTGGCCGTAGTAACTTTTATCGGGAAATGCACGAGTATATTATGGACGCTGGCAGTTTTGGCACGGCTACATTATTCATTTCTGAGGATATGAAGAATTCACGAGTATGGTTCCAAACACGCCATCCACGGGAAATCTATATTGCAGAAGACGAGAATGAAGTAGTCAATACTGTATTTCGGCATACTGAAATGTCTTTCAAACAAATGGTTGAGGCATTTGATGAAGACACTTTGCACAAGGATATTCGTAATGGTTGTGATGATAATCCTTATGATACTACGATGATTCTTCATGCTGTAAAACCGAACGAAAAGTATAATCCTGATAAAGCGGATTCCAAGTCCATGAAGTATGAAAGTACCTATATTGATATTGTAAATGAAATGATAATCCGTGAAAGTGGGTTTAATGAAAATCCTTATGCAGTTTGGCGGTTTTATAAGAATAGTGATGAAGAATATGGCAGATCGCCTGCCTGGGATGCGCTCGGCGATATTAAAGCACTCCACCAATATTCAAAGACAAACACTACGGCGGCGCAGATGCTTGTCAATCCACCGTTAGATATACCTGATACGAGAAGAGGATTGGTTATTTATAAGCCTGGTGCAAGGAATTATCGGGAAGATGATCAAGAGATCAAAACCATGCAGACTGCAAATGCTACTTCTTATCATGTAGGTATTGATAGAGAGAATCAGGTAAGAGAAGCAATTGAAAGAGCTTTTTATGTGCCGTTTTTTCTCATGATGGCCAACGCCGAAAAACAGATGACGGCCACAGAGATCATGCGCAGAGACGAAGAAAAGGCAGTTATCCTGGGGCCGATGATTACCGGGTTAAATCATGATACGCTCAATCCGATGTTTGATAGATTATTTGATATTGCATACCGTGCCGGTTGGTTGCCGCCTCCCCCAGAAATACTTTTGAGGGCTGGTGGTAAATTGGAAATAGATTATATGGGGCCGCTTGCTCAGGCACAAAGACGGCACTTCTATTCAGAACCGTATCGTAGTGGCATGGTGGATTTAAGCGGTGTGGTACAATTTAATGAAATGATTCTTGATAATTTCAACTGGGATTATGTGGCTAAAGAAATTACAAGGGCAAATGGTTGGCCGGAAGAAGCGATTCATTCTGAAAGAGTTGTTGCTCAGGTACGGAAATTACGTCAACAGGCGATAGAAGAACAAAAGCAGCAACAGCAACTTGAAACAATAGGTAAAGCTGCACCAGGATTGAATCAGCCGGTCAAAGAGGATTCGATGTTAAGAAATATAGGGAAACAAGCAGTTGCGGCAGCCGGATAAATTTACAGAGGATGCACGCATATTAAGAGGCGCTTTTGGAAATTTGGGCGGGCAGAAAGCCTTATATATACTTCTTGAAGCGGGAGGATATTTTGAGCAATCTAAAAGTCATGAGGATATGATCATTAGGAATTATTGGGTTGCTGTATTAGAGAAAATGGGAATATGGGTAAAACCAGAAAGCAGACAAGCAAGCATTCAAAGAGCCTTGCATGATGCTTTTGAAAAGGATATAAAGGAAACAGAATGAAAACTTTTAGTGATGTCCATATACAGTGGTTTGCTGAACCTGACTCGACTGGAACATCTCTGGCGACCGGCGCAGCCGATAATCAAACAGGGACTCAGGAGAACAATCAGGAAAGCAACGGAGAGCTACCGGAATGGATGGGCAATTTACCTGATGAGCTTAAAGATAAAAATATGGAGCGTTTCAAAGAGCCTTTGGACTTGGCGAAATCCTATATTGAGCTTGAGGCTAAAATCGGTAAATCTGTACAGATACCGGGAGCCGGTGCTTCACAAGAAGAGAAGGACAAATATTTTAAAAGGGTCGGACGTCCCGACTCATCGGACGGATATGAACTCTCAAAAATAAAACTTCCCGAAGGGTCGAATCGAGACGAAGCTGCTGAAAAAGCATTTGCTGAAGAGATTTTCAAACAAGGCTATTCAAAGAAGCAGGGACAAGACACCTGGAAATATCTTCTGGATATGGCCGTAAGTGGAATGAAGAAATTAAAGAAAGAACAGGCAGACAAAATGAAGGTAGCGGAAGACAAATTGCGTGAGGACTTAGGTTCTGGATATGATGAAGGAAAAAAGTTGATGCAACGAGTTGTTGGTAGGTTCGCTGACAAGGAAGCAAGAGAGTTCTTAGAAGAAGGATTGGGCAATGATCCACGTGCGATTCGGTTTCTGATTGCGATTGGAAAAACGATGAGCGAGGATACTTTGGAAGGCAGAATTGCCGACACAAAAGCAACGGAAGAAAAACCAGAGGCCGGTGTTCTGCAATATGATCAAAGTCCAGAAATGACGGGAGACAACCGTTATAGAGTAATTAAATGACAAAGTAACCGATTCAAAAGGATCGGGAAGCCTAAACAATCTTTGAGACTTAGGCCATCGGCAATCCTTTAAATGAGTGGATTTAGCTCTTTAAGGAGAATAACTGATGGCTGAAAAAGAAGTTAATGATTTAGGCGTTATCGAAATAGCGAAACGCACTAACAACGGAAATGTATTAACCACCAGTGAAGTACTTTCCAAAAACAATGAGGTTCTACAGGACGCTGTCTGGCTTCCTGCCAATAACCTCGTTTCCCACGTACATAGCCGAAGACTCTCCCTGCCTGATGGTACTTGGCGCAAGTTAAACAAAGGCGCTGAAGTCACAGCATCTCAGACCAAACAAATCGTAGAAAATGTCGGAAGACTGGAATCCTGGAGCAGAATTGATGAGGCAACCCTCAGTGCTTTGCTTGGCGATAAAGTCAAGTTCAGAAATCAAGAGGATAATGCTTTCATCATGGGTCTTGGACAAACATTTGTCGAGACTTTTGTTGACGGAGATACGTCAACTGATGCGGAAAAGTTCGACGGACTAGATGTTCGTTTGGATTCTACCGGTACGATGGTCAAAAGCTGCGGCGGAAGCGGAAGCGACCTTACGTCAATGTATATCATACAGTGGGGCGAGAATATGTGTCACATGGTGTTTTTACCTGATGAGGGACATCCCTCTAAGGGTTCACCGGTAAAGGTAGCTGATCGTGGTTTACAACTGGTAGGCACGAGTACTCTGTATGACGCCTACCATACAAAATTCTCGCTTACAGCAGGATTTGCCTGTCATGATGACAGGTGTCTGGCGAGACTGGCTAATATCGAAGACGATGCGGCTGGTGCTAATATCATAGAACCGGACTATCTTGTCCAGGTTCTCAACGAAATGCTGTTCAGAGGCAAAGGTTCTTATATGTATTGCCACCAAATTGTACTCACTCAGTTGGACATTCTGGCAATGGATAAAAGTAATGTGCTTTACAACATAGGTAACCTATGGGGTGAACCGACAACTCGGTTTAGAACTACACCTGTGCGGCATCTCGAATCTATCGGCATTACTCAAAGCGCCGTGAGTTAGGGGGTATAAAAAATGATTGTAGATGAAAATTTGGAATTATGTGATGCACAGACAATGTGCGTGGCTGCTGCTGCGATCGACAGTGAAGACACTCTCGATTTGCAGGTAGCTGATCCACAGTACGGCGCTGGGACTCCTTTATGGTTGATTGTACAAACTCATACAGCATTTACCTGTACTACAGGAGCAACCACGTTTGTAGTGGATTTCAAGCATTCTGATAGTGGATCCGGATCATGGGTTGATATTGCGACAAAAACTCACAACACAGCATCAGTCCCATTGGCGACACAGGGCGGGTACATAATGATACAACCGTTACCCGCTGCTGTGAGAAGGTATCTGAAGCTAGAGTTCACACCAGGGGCGACTTTGGATTTAGGGAAAGTGAGTGCTTACATCTCGAATTGTGCACCTAATACCCTTATCCACGGAACAGACTCGATTTAACAAATAGACCGGGGGAGAAATCCTCCGGTCCTTTAAGGAGAAAATGATGGCAAGAGCTTTCAACAGTGATAACGAATTATGGACTGAAGTAAACACGTTGATCGATGCACTAGATGATGCGGCCAATTTGACTGCATTAGAACAGGCGAAACTCGCAGCTATTAATGCAAAGACATCATGGGACGAAGGGGATATTTCAGCGTTTTGTGATCTTTTGCATGCATCAATGTTGCGATCTACCGGCACAACTGATTAATAATGTCAGTTACTACAGAGGAACAAATCTGTAATATAGCCTTGTTCCATCTCGGTGAGGCTGAAATCTCTAACATATCCGGCACTGATACTACCTCAACTATTCTTGAAGAAGTATATGACCAGAACCGAGACTTTGTCATGGAAGAATTTCCATGGCCCAGCGTTACCAAACGAACTTCATTGGCTCTGGCAGCAGAAATATCTATAACAGACATCAGTTCAGCGAAACCTGGGGTTGTAACCTGTTCAGCTCATACCTTTATAAATAATGACCTGGTAATATTCTCTGGTTGTGCTGCTGCCGGATTGACAGATATGGATGGAAATGTATTCAGAGTATCAGGCAAAACAGACGATACTTTTGAACTGGAAGAATCGGATGGTGATGATGTAGACACAACCGGATATGGGACATATACATCCGGCGGATCGGTGCGGCGGTATGCTACGAGTGAGTGGGATTATGTTTATGATCTTCCTGATGATTGTCTTAAACCACTTAAAATATTGGATGAGTTATGGGAAGAAGACACCGAATATGAATGGAAACGTGAAGGCAGTCTTATCTACTGTAACATTGAAGATGCGGCTTTAAAGTATACAAAAAAAGAAACTGATCCAGCCAACTACAGTTCTGCTTTAACTGAAGCTATCGCTTATCGATTAGGTTGGTTGGTATCAATACCTATTACCGGCAGCAAAGAGCTTAAAAATAATCTTTGGACTATGTACGACAGATTCATGAGAAAGACAAGAGGTTCAAGCGCCGAAGGTGGCGCATCACAAGATCAAGGGGAGGCTTTGTGGATCAATGCGAGGTAAACCGCTTATCAAAAACTTTCTGGCTGGGGAGATTGCACCACAGTTAGATGGTTTAGTTGACGCACCCATCCAAGGGTGTAGAACATTAGAGAACTTCATCGTCCGCAAACAAGGTGGATTACAACGCCGGCCAGGCACTTTCTGGGCGGGTGAGGTAAAAGATTCTTCTGTTTATACTCGCATTATTCCTTTCGAGAGCACTACAGGTGTTCACTATATTATAGAACTTGGTAACATATACGCTCGCTTCTGGAAACAATCTACTCATGCGGTTATGGGCGGAATGGGAAGCGAGACGGAAGTTGTAACGCCGTATTTGACTGCTGAGCTGAGAGATATAAAATATGTTGTTATAAAAGACTCGATATATTTCACTCACCAAAACCATCCTGTACAAAGATTAACTTGGACTTCAGATACTTCCTGGGCATGGGGTCGGGCACCTCTTCGCGTCAATAGCAAAACAATTGTTGTAGGCGATGATCAATTCTCATGGGTCACGGATAAAGAAGATTTATCTGAGGAATGGGAACGGCTTGATAATAACAATTTTGATTTGACTAATACAGGAGATTTACGGGGGATTTGTTGGGGTAATGGTGTCTGGATTATGGTAGGGCCGGTCGGCCGGGTATCCATGAGTTATGATGGGGAACTTTGGATTCCGATAGATACAGGGGAAACGACAGACTTCTTCAGTGTAAGGTTTCACGGCAGTCTATTTATTGCGACTACTACCAATTCCGTTTGGATTTCAATAGACGGTATTGCCTGGGAAGAACAAACGCTGGGATCCGCAAGTGATTATTATACGTCTGCTTATAAACCCTCGATCAATCGGTATATTATAGCGGGAAAAGACGCTCTTGAAATGTATTCGGACGATGGAGTTACTTGGGTAAGTGGGGGAGATACTCAATTCAGTGCTTCAGAACATATATATGGTTCTTGTTATGGAAATGAAACATTTGTTGTAGTAGGAAGTGCAGGTAAGATATCTACCGGTATTACTGGTGTAAATTGGATTGCAAGAACCAGCGGCATTACAAGTGATATACAAGCGGTAAGATGGATTGAGGAACTTTCTCTGTTTGTAGCTCTCGGCAAAGGGAAAGGCATTCTCACTTCGCCTGATGCGGTTACTTGGACAATAAGGAATAATGTAGTTTTGTCAGGTGCCCAGCAATGGCATTCAATTTGTTGGTCGCCTGAACTAAGTTTATTCTGCGCAGTAGCGACTGACGGAGTGGTTGGCGTACAAGTGATGACTAGTCCTGATGGAAAAGCCTGGACTAGTAGAACATCTGCTTCAGCCCAGCAATGGCATTCAATCTGTTGGTCGCCTGAACTAAGTTTATTCTGCGCAGTAGCTATTGACGGTGCTGTTGGCGCACAAGTGATGACGTCTCCTGATGGTATTGCCTGGACTAGTAGAACATCTGCTAGCGCCCAAAATTGGCAATCTATTTGTTGGAGTCCTGAGTTAAGTTTATTCTGTGCAGTAGCTTATGACGGTGCTGTTGGCGCACAAGTGATGACGTCTCCTGATGGTATTGCCTGGACTAGTAGAACATCTGCTTCAGCCCAGAACTGGTATTCTATTTGTTGGAGTCCTGAGTTAAGTTTATTCTGTGCAGTAGCGACTGACGGAGTGGTTGGCGTACAAGTGATGACTAGTCCTGATGGAAAAGCCTGGACTAGTAGAACATCTGCTTCAGCTCAGAACTGGACTTCTATTTGTTGGTCGCCTGAACTAAGTTTATTCTGCGCAGTAGCTATTGACGGCGTTGCCGGCGCACAAGTGATGACGTCTCCTGATGGTATTGCCTGGACTAGCCGAACATCTGCTTCAGCTCAGCAATGGTGGGCTATTTGTTGGAGTCCTGAGTTAATGCTATTCTGTGCAGTAGCTTATGACGGTGCTGTTGGCGCACAGGTTATGACTTCCCCTGATGGTATTGCCTGGACTTTAACGAGTTCAATAGAGACTAATCAATGGCGTTCTATTTGTTGGAGTCCCGAATTAATCTTATTCTGCGCTGTAGCTACTAACGGTGCCGATCGAGCAATGTTTTCCAGTGATGGTGTTTTGTGGCGTACTCTCGATGTAATTTATGATATTGTTTGGGATGGGAATAGTGCTGTTATCTGTGGTTCAAATGGATTAATCATGGCTTCTCGGGATTTAATTACTTGGGATTCTCATACTATTGTTGAAGATTTTATTCCTACATTTAGAGCCATCGCTGTTGATTATCTTTCAGATTACTGGCGAGAACAATTCCAAGACACAGAGCATTACCCCCATGCTTGTGCTTTCCATGAAGGGCGCCTACTTATCGGTGGGTCTGCGAATGATCCTAACACAATATGGGGAAGCAAAACCAATCGTTTTATGGCTTTCTTTATGGGGACTTTTGATGATGATGGATGGGATATTGTTCTTGGTGGTCGTAAACAATCACGTGTTCTCTGGATGGAAGGTGCAAGCAAACTTGTTGTAGGTACTGATTCAAGAGAAGGTGTAATTGAAGGCGGGCCTTCTGGTATCACTGCTTCAGTACGTGGTGTTAAATGGCAGTCTACCTATGGCAGCGATGATACTCTTCAGGGAATGTTAGTTAATGATGTTGTTATATTTGCGCAACGTAACGCTACAATAGTCCGGGCGCTCCAATATAAACAAGAACAGCAAACACCGGTCGATCTCACCTATTATGCAGATCATATAACAACGGGCGGTATTAAAGAATGGGACTTCCAGAACTCACCGGAAAGTATCCTATGGGCTATCCGGAACGATGGCACTTTACTTTCTATGAGTTTTGAACCGGCACTTAAAATCCTGGCATGGGCAAGACATACCTCTGGCGTGGCTGATTTTGAGAGTGTGGCCGTTGCTGGCGGTAGCACTGAAGATGAAATCTGGTTTGTGATAAAACGTTCTGTTGACGGGAATACTGTACGTTATCTTGAATATATGGATGTGCGGGACTTTGGCCTCAAGGCCGATGCACATTTTGTAGACTGTGGTACTGAAACTACAATGAGCGGAACGTCTGTTGGTGATTTAACACATATTGCTTCTGAAACAGCTGATGTTTTGATCAATGGGAATATCGTTGAATCTCATGCGGTAAGCGCTTCGGGTATAATGACGCTCACTCATGAATGTAATGCAGAAGTAGTCCATGTTGGTTTGCCTTTTGATTCGACTATGCAGACAACCAGGCTGCGCACTGGTTCGCCCTGGGGCGAGAATGTTGGCCTTAAGAAAATGATACCTAAAGTCTGGGCATGGATTTATGAAACTATAGGCGGAAAATTTGGGCCGGAAGAAACTGTTGTTGAAACAAGAATTTATACTTCAGCAACTGATCTTGAAACTGATTTGATCCCAGTAAAGCTTCCGCCTAAATATAATGATGACGGTTATATCTGGGTTATCCAGGACGATCCTTTACCTATGACTTTACTTGCACTTTCGCCCGAAGTGCGACAAGGAGATACCTAATGTTTTGGGCTGCTTTAGCTGCTGTAATAATAGGAACCGGAGCCGCAATCGCCGGTAGTGTTCTTTCTTCTGCAGAAGAAGAAAAACAGCGAGAGTTACAAGAAGAACAAGCAGAAGAAGAAACTGCCTATCTAGAAGAAGCTTCAGAATTTGCCGCATTAAAAGCCGAAACTATGGCGGCAGGATATGAAAAAGAAGCAGGACTTGTAAGAAAAGAAACAGGAGCGAAAGTTGGCGAGATGGGTGAAGCCGGAGCAGGAGCGCTCGCTACTCAAAAAGCTGGTACATTCGTTAAAGGGTTGGAAGGTGGCTCTTCCTATGAAGCCGTTAGAAAAAGATTTGAACAACGATTAATGGGGCAAATTGGCAGGACATATGAAAGAGGTTCTTTATCAGCACAAAGACTTCTTACCCAAGCCTCTTTGACACGGGGAGGTTCTGAAGTAGAACAACAGTATTATGAATTGCAGATTGCTGGACTTGGCAGAGAATTGGAAATGTTGGATTATCAGGAATCTATTGCACCTTGGAAGCTTGGATTGAATATAGTAGGGGACATAACAAGTGGCGGCATGTCTTTCGCCACATCTGGAGTAAAAGCTCCAAGTCCTACATCTGATACGGATTGGTTAAAATAAATGGAAATAACAGGGATCGGTAAAGAAGTAAAAGAACTCGGACATACCATATTGCAGATACCTTCTGTACTCGGCCAATTACAGCAAAGGCGAGAAGAGACGGAATATGAACGGGCAAAACTCGGTCTGTTCAAAGGCACTTTTCAATTCCAAAAAAGCCTTGGCACACGTAAAGACTACGAGCAATGGGAAGAGGACTGGCAACATACTCATGAACAGTTATATGAACAGATAAACGAAAGCATAAAAACCGAAGGTGCACGCAACGCTTTTGAAATGTTGTATATGGATATAGTTCAAAAAGTAGGCGGGAATATCGGCAAAATGGTTGGGCAGAAGATACAGCAAACTGCAATTGCCGATGCTGGATACCGAATTGATGAATATGCACGATTAGGTAATGTAGAAGAAGTACGGAATCAAATTACATTATTACGCCAGCAAGGAATCTTGAAAATCGGCAATACGGATATAGGCCGATTACAATATGCAAAAGAACAAGAAGCGTATGCCAATCAAGTTCGGGGGCAACTTGAAATTATTGCCAGAAAACAGGGAGCGGAAGCGGTACTTGCATGGATAACTGATCCTGCCAGCAAGAAAGAATCGGCGGCTTTATCTGCCCTGGATGCAACGCATCAGAATAAAATATTCACTGAAGTAAAAAATAAAGTAGCGAGTTGGAAAAAATCAAATGAACATAGGCAAACATTAGCTAAACAGGAAGGATATAAAAAGCTAGTAACTGATTGGGAAACATTTGATGGTAATTTTGACAATTATATTCTAGATCCTAAGGTACGTGGATCTATGCAAAAGAAGTGGGATACGGAAAATGAAAATGTAGAGTTTAATTTTTGGAAGAAAGCAATAGAAGAAGTTACGGACGAAGACATACCAGAGTTGAAAGAAATATTAAAGGCTTTACCGGAAAATAAACTATCTAGCGATAGAAGAGATTCGCTGCTTGAGAAGTTGGAAACAATTTCAATTGACAGGGAATATGAACGGCTAGACAAAGCGATTGCGGCAGCTATTACAGAAGATGAACTGAAAGTATTGGAAGATGAGATAAGAGATATTCCGCTTGAAAAGCTTAACCGTACAGACAAGAAACATTTTCAATCACGCCTTACAGCAAAACAAAAAGAATTAAAAGATGAAGACTTAGACCCAGACGAAGAGCAAGCACGATTAGATGAAGCTGAAGCATCACGGTTGTTCCGTGCTGGAAAGCTCACACCTGACAGAATCCTGCGATTTGATACATTTGATGAACACGATGTGCGCCACTGGAATAAAAGACTTGAAGAACAAAAAGAAGGAAGCAATGTAAATCCGAATGGTGAAAAACAAATCATAGATATATTTTATGATCGTCAATATACCGAAACTCAGATAGCTCAAAAAATAGCTGAATTGAGTGCCAAGGGATTGATAGACAGTACAATAGAATCAAAATGGTTAGAACGGCTTGATAATAGACAGAAATATCTCAATAATCTAGATCCTGCTGCTAAACGTGCTTTTGATGATATTGATACGCTTACTAAAGAAGAAGAATTTAAAGGGCAAGAGAGTGCAAGAGCAAAAATAATGCTTAATGAATTTCTTTCAAGTACTGAGTATCAAGAATTAAATCCACTAGATAAAACAAAAAGGCTTGAAGAAGTCGTAGAACAGATTCGCAAAGAAGCAACTGATAATCATTTTACATATTGGATAGATAAATTATCTGAACGCAGATTTGGAAAGACCCCAGAAGAATGGATGGCGGCTCAAGTAGGGCTTGCAGAGACTATAAGAAAACCATTGGAATTAAAAATAGGTAAAGATATAAAAGCGGATTTTGAAGCATCAGAATTTGGTGTTCCGGATACAAAGTTTGGTATTTTAAATAATGGTATGTATGTATTGAGAGATGGGAAAGGTGTTTATTACCGTAGAGAAGGCCGAAAGAAATGGTTCCGAGGTACAAAAGAGCAGGGTTGGGTTGAAATGGAAAAAGAGGGCAAGAAAGCAAAAAAAGCCAGTATGGGTGGATGGGGTACTATTAAATGAGCGATGATCTGTCTGGATTCCGATTAATTGAACCGGAACCAGAAATAGGAATAAATCTTACTCAAACAATAGAAATATCAGAAGGCGTTTCCATGCCACCGAAGACAGAACCGGAAGAAGATGAGTTTGGTTTTACATCTCTTGAATATCTTAAGCCGGAAGAAGCAGATGTTGAGATGCCTGATCCTTCTATGCAGCCTGATATTGTAACAGCCAAGCAATCCTTTCTTGATGAAGATATTCAGGCTGAAATGGATACAACAGCGATTCTATCTGACATGATGGACATTCCGCTCAATCAAGCCAATCAATTACAAAAAGGCATGACCGAGCATCCTATCACAAAACAACCTCTTTCAGTAAAAGAACGATTGGCCTATGTCAAAGATATGTGGAATATGGGCTGGCAAGATTACAACATGGCAATGTTGGGTTGGCAAATTATCAATAATGAGGGAGATGTTGGAGGAGCATGGAAACAGATAGAATCTATGCAAGCAGGAATCGATGTAGATAGACGAAAAGAAGTTGGGTTGTTTTTCCAAGCTCTCGGCGGAGCTGGCAGAATGTTACCTATTATGCTGAAGAGTATGGAGAAGGGTACTCAACTGGGGCTTGCTGCCGGAGCAGGGGCGGCAGGAATCGCAGCAATTGCCGGACAGGTTGGGCCACAGGCCGCACTACCGGAAGAGATTGTAACTGTACCAGGTGCTTTTGCAACAATGTTTGGTGTTGGAATGACTACCGGATCAACACAACACATCATGAAAATTGAAGCTGGTCTTGCTTGTATTGAGATGATTCAAGAAGGGATTGATCCAGAAATAGCTAAATGGTCTTCTATCGGTGTGGGCGTGGTAAATGCAGGGATAGAAGTATTACAGATTGAAGGTGTCTTAAAAACCATCCCAGGCATAAAACAAATCCTCAATAAATCTTTAAAGCGTGGGATAGCAAATGTAATAAAAAGTGATGTATTAAAGAATCTTGGCCGATCAGCTATGAACGGGGTATTCGGCGTTGTGAAAGAAGCTGGCCAGGAAGTAGCACAAGAATCTGTTACAATTGTCGGTACAGAAGTTGCACGAGAATTAACAAAACTTCTTCAAGAGAAAGATGTTAAAGGAAAAGAAAGAATTGCACTTCAAGGCCGTATCAGCACACAAGAAGCTGTAGACAGATTATGGGAAACATTTAATCAATCTTTACTTTCTTTTGGTGTTACCATGCTTCCGGGTACGGTTGTTAGTGCTATAGCAGAAGCAGGGCCAAAAGTTAAAGGGCCTGGGATTGTTGCAGAAAAAGAAACAGGCATTAAACAACCCTCTCAAGACCTTGAAGAAATATATAAGTTGACAGAAGAGGCAAAACCAGATATTGAGAGCAAGACTCAAGAGATAGCTGGTGTATTCGATAGCGCAGAAGTTGTCATGCGTAAAGAATTGAAGAAGCGTGAAAGGGCAGAGCAGAAGATTGAGACAGATTATGAAGGCGATGTTTCAAAAATTTCTGATATTCAAGGCGCTTTTGTTGTAGTGGAAACTACTGAAGATTTAAAAGCCAAAATACAAGAAGTTGTTAAAGATGAGAATGTTGTAAGGATAAAGAATACCTATGATTACCCTTCTCCTGTAGGTTGGCGGAGTGTATTGTTAAATCTGAAAGCTCCTAATGATGCGGTTTATGAAGTACAGATTACAGATAAGGATACCTATAGAGCCGATTTTGAGGGCGCAGGCCATAGCTTTTATAAGGTTATTCGCCAAGTTGATGCAGAATTGGTAGAACACAGAGATAGTTATACCGTTGAACAACAGAAAGAAATAGGTAAAATTACAGATGAATTAACAGATATTAGTTATAAGTATTATGAGAAGGCTCAGGCAGAAGGCTTTGATGCGGCGAAAGCCTTTGCTTTAGCTTCCGAAACAACTGAAGCTTTAGACCATATATCAAAAAGTCTACCAGAAGTAATTTCGTCTAATGCTCCGTTAGAACGTAGTCTCCAAAGTCTCCGTACAGATTTATCAAACATGAAAGCGTCTGTCTCCCCGATCAGCCAGGTAATATCAGCCATTAAAAAACCTCTCAAAAGAATTATAGGTGAAAAGAAAGAGATTGTCAAGACTGGGGAAGAAAAAGTTCTTGAGCAAAAAGCCAAGAAATACAAGACAGCAAAAGAATTTGTGGAAAGCATATCCATAAAGAGCGGTCAAGAAAAAAGAGAGGCAATAAAGAATTGGAAAAAAGAAACAGGATATAAAGAAGTAGATAGTAGTTTTGATCGGGGAGATGGTTTACATTCACCTGCCGATCCAGAGATGGGATCACCACTGTATAATCTCACAGAAAATGGTACCTATCCAGAAGATGTGTATTCCGTCAAAGGATTAAAATATTACGGTACTGGTGAAGTTGCAATGGACAGAAGGGCGTATAATATTATTAGTTGGGCAGAAGGATATCCATCCGCACAGCTTAAAATATATAGGGCAGTTGAAAAAGGCGATCCGCAAAAAATATTACCTGGCGACTGGGTAACAACCGTTAGGGATTATGCTAAAGAACATGGAGAAGGAACGCTAAAGGGTGAATATAAGATTGTAAATAAATTAGTAACTGCTAAAGATTTATATACAAGCGGCGATTCGTGGCTAGAATATGGATATCATCCACAAAAATATATTCCTTCAGCGGTTTATAGAAAAAACAAATCTCAACTTACTGCTATTTGGAATAAGATACATAAAGAAAAAGCCATCCCATCAGAAAGAAAACCTGTTATCGGAGAAGCAGAAATACGCCAAGAGATACGTAAAGAGACTATCGAAAGCTTACTTCAAGAAGTACAAATAGGAACTGGCAAGCGTGCTCTTGGGAAAGCATATACAATCGGTAAAGGAGTAGGCGTTAAAGAAAGGGCAGCACTAGCCAAAGAAGCAAAAGAAAAAGTCAAGATTCGTAAAGAAACAAGCACAGAAATAAATAAGATAATTCGAGATTTCAAAGTTGTAAGTAAAAAACTAGATCACATGTCAGAAGGTCAAGCACAACCAATCCGTGAACTCATAGAAGGTCTTGACTTAGTCCGCCGGCGTGAGAAAACTATGCGGCGATTAGAAAAAACACGGGAATATTTTGAAAATAATCCAGAAGCGGAGATCCCAGATCGTGTCAAAAAAACTTTATCCATTCTTGATAAAAAGAATCTGAATGAATTAACTGTTGATGAATTGCATGATATACACGATGCGGTTATGCATCACGTTCATTTAGAAAAATTGAAACAAAGAATTCGAGTAGGAAAAGAGGTGCGAAGAGCTGAAAAGGTGCTTGCTTCTGGAATAGAAGAAATGCGACCGCCGAAAGGAATATTGACCGATGAAGTAACATCAAAAATGTCAGTGGTAGATAAAGCAAAATCAGTAGGCAAAAAGATTAAGAACTTTTTCGGATTGCGCCACTTCCATTATGATTTAATTGTCGAGATGATAGCGGGCAAAAACAGTACTGCTGATAAAATTTTATTTCAGGGCGTGAAAGATGGGATTCGAGAACAATTAAGGCATAGACAGAATGCTTTCAAGCAGTTTCAAACCGATCTTGAGACAGAAGGCTTCAAAGAAAAGGATGTTGGGAAATGGCTTGATGAACGGGTGAAGGTCGGACGGTTTAATCTTACCCGCAATGAACGCATGGAGATTTATAACCATGCCCAGAATTGGGATAATAGAGAATCGATGATAGAAGCTGGTATCGGTTTCAAATATGGGCCGGATGCGAATCAAAAGTTTACGATTAGCGAAGAAGAGTTAAATCAAATCTTATCAAGTTTGACAAAAGCGGAATTGGCCTTTGCAGGGAAGCCGGTACGGAATTTGTTTGATGCTCAAGGCCAAGCGCTTGATAATATATTCAAACAAAAAAATGGTTACAGTCTTAAATTGGAAGAGAATTATTTTCCAAAAGATGTTATGCCTATTTCCCGTGGGATGGATATAGAAAAAGAATCTGCTCTTGAAATATTTAAGGGCACATGGACAAGAATTGGAGTTAAGAAGGGAATGCTTGAAAGAAGGCAGCGTGTTAAAAAACCAATTTATATACACGGTCTCACGCGGGCAATAAATGAATCAGTAATGAACGCTTCAGCTTATGTCGGGCTTGAAATGCCATTAAGCAATGCAAGCAAACTTTTATATAATCCAGCCTACAAAAAAAACATGGTACTTTCTTATGGAAAAGAAACATGGAATGAGATAGACAAAGGATTGAGAGATATTGCTGGTGAATGGAAAAATTATACAGACTTTGAAGAAGCATTGACAAAATTGCGTGCTCGTATGTCAACGGCTATCCTAGGTTTGAATCCATTTGTCATGGTAAAGCAACCACTTTCTTATTCTGGATATTCTGTTTATGTAAAACCTGGATATTTGATTCGGGGGATGGCTGATTATGTAGCCAAAAGCAAAGAGCTAACAGAGCGGCATAAATTATATTCCCCGGAGTTTCTTGAACGTGTTGAAGCTGGATTTAGCCGAGATGTTGGGGAAGTTGCTCAAGTCAAGGGAAGGGCAGCAAAGCGTTTATTTAAGGGTAAAGCAACTATGCCAGAACGGATGATGGGAGGTATTAAATGGTTCGATCAAGCAGCAGTTACTCCTGGCATGCAGGGCGCTGTTCTTCAAGTGCTGGATGAATTTCAATCTGGAAAGTTATCAAAAACAGTAAAAGAAGCACTGGACATGAAAGATTCGAATATAAAACGAATGACAGCAGAAGATAAGATGAAAGCGGCTTATCGATATGCTGATTATGCCACGAATAGAACACAACCGACTTTTGCCGCTGAACACCGTTCTTCTCTTTCAAGAGGCACACCAGTGGAAAAGCTATTTACACAATTCAGTTCATATACAAACCAAGCATATAATATGTTGGTTCGATCTATGATGGATACTACACGCACCAAGAAAGGAACTGCTGAACACAAAGCAGCCGTGAAACGTACGACCGCTGCTTTTGTTTCTGTTATGGCAATTAATACGCTGGGCAATATCGGCGTGAATGAATTGCGGCGGCTAGCCTATGGCCGTAAACGGGAAGATGATGATAAACTTTATGCAAGAATCCTGTCTTCTTGGGCAGGCATGTTTTATATTGTGAGAGATTTAACCAGTTCAGTTATGAGCAAAGTGCGAAGAGGGATATTTGCGGGATATGATATTAACCTTCCGGTAGGACGTGTGGCAAATTTGTTTGGTAATGTTATGGCAAGAAGTTTCCGAATGTTAGACCTTACAACAAGCAAAAAGAAACGGAAAAAAGAAGCTTTGAAGTTTTTGGATGAATCAATGGATTTAACCTTTTCTTTGATTGGATTGCCTTATTCTACGCCAAGAAAATTGGTTGGTAGAATAGCAAAAGAGGTTACAAAATAATGGCTAAGAAAATCATTACCGACGAATATATATTCAAATCAAAAGTATGGTTTCAGGACTTTGTTGCAGCACGGTTTGGAATCAATACAGGTGAAAAGCCTACATACAACAAAGGGTTGGTAAATGAATTGCAAATCTCCAAAGCCTGGGTTAATTTTAACGGTACCGGCACAGTAGCAATTAGAGATGATTATAATGTATCGAGTATTACGGATCATGGCACGGGTGATTATTCGATTAATTTTACAAATG